ATTACCAACTATGTGAGCAATGCTCCCATTGTGTTGGAAACCACTGGAGATGGCTATGTGGATGTGAGTCAGGCTGGTGGCTTAAGAATACCCTATGGTATAGGAGCTACCAGGCCCTCAGCGCCTGTGATTGGTATCACTAGATACAACACACAGGATCTGCAAGTGGAGATCTACGACGGTAATAGCTGGGTTTCTGTGGCTGGCGCAGGGGGTGGAGTCAGTGTATTGGGCGCAGAGGAATTATCGATTAAATACGCATTAACATTAGGATAAACAATTATGGCAACAGCGTTTAAAAATAAAATATCAACTCAAATAGGCACCAGTCCTGTGAAGATTTACGAAGCACCTGTGGGTGTTAGCACCACTATACTTGGCATGAGTTTGAGCAATATCACAGGAGGTATTATCACTGCCAGCGTGTTTGTACAAGATGACACCAGTGCTCAAGCATTTTTTATAAAAAATGTGCAGATAGCCACAGGCAGCAGTTTGCGTGTGGTAACCAGTGGTGAAAAATTAATTATTCCTGCCAACTATGATCTGTTTGTTGAAAGCAACACAGCAGCATCATTGGATGTGGTGTTGAGCTATGTGGAGATAAACTAATATGCAATACATCGGCCAACCCATTACAAATGCTATCAAAAGCCATAAAGATAGATTTTTTTACGGTTTACGCAGAACTGATGATGGTGAATTATGGTTGGCCAAAGTAGATCAAATGGCGCCAGGTGACAGTGTGACCATTAATATTCCTGGCTCAGCCAATTACAATTATGATGATTGGAATGAAGGACAAGATTTTTTTGATGGACGTGATGTGAATCATGATAAAATTTATCCTAATTTAAAATATGAACAATACAAATGGGATGATATCAATCTTTTTTATTACATCAATAGTGAAGGTGAATTGGTTTTGAGAATCAATCACCCCATTGACATGGAAAATCCAGGAGCAGCTGCCAATGCATACACGTATCCTAATGTGAATGAAATCCCTGCGTTTACAGGAGCGTCTATCAAATTTGACCAAGATTATGTGACATTTGACAGCAACGAATCTACCTGGGACAGGACTTAGAAAATATATGTATATTATGGTAAATATTAACAAAAACAAGCAAGGACACACATGGTAAAACAGATAATCAATGATGGCGTTACACCTAATGATGGACAGGGTGATAATCTAAGAGCTGGTGCATTAAAAATAAATTCAAATTTTGACGAGCTATACACAGCGTTGGGTGATGGCATATCTCTCACAGTGATCAACAACAATATTATCAGTGCCACTGGTGGCAACAGAATTGCTTTTTATTTTGCCAACCAAGCAGCATTTCCTAATGCTACCACATACCATGGTGCCATAGCACATTCACATGCAGATAACGCCATGTATTATGCACATGGAGGAGTTTGGACAAGGATGTTAAGCACAATTTCCAGTATCAATGATTTAGCAGATGTAAACACCACTGCAGTTCCTGCAGATGGTCAGGCTTTGCTTTGGAATGCTGCCACTTCCAACTGGATAGCTGGCACAGTGAGTGGTGGTGGTGGTGGTGGTGGAGCAGGTGTGACCACATTCGTTGCATTGACAGATACCCCAGCCAACTACTCAGGAGCAGCTAATAGATTTGTAAAAGTTAACGCAGCGACCACCGGTTTAGAATTTGTGGCAGGCATACAGAGTGCAGATCTCAGTGCCATTTCAATCAATGCATTTTTGGATGTGGACACTGTTACATCAGCACCTTCAGTGGGACAGGTTTTAAAATGGAACGGCACCAACTGGGTACCAGCAGCTGATTCTACTTCAGGTGGAGGTGGCAGCAATGCAGACACATTGGATGGATTTGACAGTTCATATTTTTTAAATTATGCCAACTTGACCAATACACCAGCAGCAATCTCCTCATTCCTTGCATTATCAGACACTCCAGATAGTTACACATCAGCAGGTAGTAGATTTGTCAAAGTAAACGCAGGAGCCACTGCATTAGAATTTGCTACAGTTGCAGTGCCATCCACATTGGATGACCTTAGTGATGTGGTGATATCTTCACCCGCACAAGGAGACGTGTTGTACTACAACGGCACCAGTTGGGTGAAACAAAATGGTCCTGTAACCAGATGGAGTTTGTCAGCATCAGGAAACGCTGATTATATATTTACAGGTCCAGGATTTTATGCAGCCACCAACGATCCCACTCTGTATCTGCACAGAGGTCACACATACATATTCATTAACACAGTGATCAGCGTTCATCCTATGGAAATAAGAGTGGCTAATGCAGGTGCTGCATACAGCAATGGAGTCACTGGAAATGCCACAGCCACTGTAATATTTCAAGTGCCCATGGACGCTCCCAGCACACTTTATTATCAATGCACAGCACACAGCGGAATGGGCAACACCATCAACATAGTAACATAATATATGTCAGACAGCAACGAATACATACAACAAATAGAAGATACACTGGGTGCCAGCAGATTTTTTTATGGCTTAAGAAGAACTGACCAAGGTGAATTATACTTGGGCAAAGTTGATTTAATGAATACTAACAGCTCAGATGCATTGCAAATTAATTTGCCAGGTAATCCCAATGAAAATTTGCCCAGTTTTACCAGAGGAGTAGATTTTTTAGAAGGTAGAGATGTGGAGCACACCAAAGTTTATGAAAATTTAAATTATGAACAATTTCGCTGGGACAGCAGAAACATTTTGTATTACATTGACTCAGAAGGACAATTAACATTGAGAGTGAACGAACCTTACACTTAT